TATTGAGTGCTGGGACTTCTTATGTAATAACCGTTGGGGCTGGAGGAACCGGCACCCCATCTGGTGCTGGACAATCTAATGGAAACAATGGAAGCAATAGTTCTTTAAGCTCTTTGATAGAAGCTATTGGAGGAGGTGGAGGAGCTAGTGATTATAATAACAATAGAGCAGGAAATAGTGGGGGTTGTGGTGGAGGTGGTGCTTCTGCTAGTTATAATGGGGGTATTGGTAATGGTGGATCTGGTACTTCTCAACAGGGTTATGCTGGAGGTTCTGGAGGAGGAGGAGGTGGTTACTATCCTGGCGGTGGAGGTGGTGCTGGAGGAGTTGGAGCAGGCACGCCTGGCTATACTTCAAGAGGACACGGTGGTCCCGGAGTCCTTAATACCATACTAGGCACCGCTTATTATTGGGCTGGTGGAGGTGGTGCTTCTGGATACTCCATTACTGGTGGAGACGGAGGTATTGGAGGGGGTGGTGGCGGTGCTGTAGGAACTACTACCGGAGGATCTGGCATTAATCCCGGTTCACCAGGAGGAGGAGGTTCTACAAATTCTCAAACAAATACTCCAGGAGGAAATGCTGGAGCTAATACTGGTGGTGGCGGTGGTGGTGGATCTCATTATAACGCCAATAATTATGGAGGAAATGGGGGTACAGGAGTAGTTGTAATTCGTACACCTGCTACTGCGGCCTCTACTACGGGTAGTCCCACCGTAATAGTAGATGGTTCCTATAATGTGTATGTATTTACTGGTACTGGAAGTATAACATTCTGAGGATAAGGAGAATTTCATGGCTCATTTTGCTGAATTAGATGATAATAATATGGTTGTAAGAGTATTGTCTGTTAATAATAATGAATTAATTGATAATGGAACAGAGAGTGAGTACAAGGGCGTTCTGTTTTTAAATTCTTTATTTGGTCACAAAAATTGGAAACAAACATCATATAATCACAATTTTAGAAAGAACTATGCCTGCATAGGATATAAATACGATCAAGTTCTAGACGCTTTTATTCCAAACCAACTCTTCCCCTCATGGACTTTGGACACATCAACTTGTAGATGGCAACCTCCTGTAGCGTATCCTTCAGATGGTCAAATTTATGTATGGAATGAAAATACTCTATCGTGGTCTCTTAATAAAATGGAAGGTTAATATATGAAATTAGATAATACAGTAACAATCGACCTAGGTTCTGGTGATCCTTTGGTTTTAAATGATCTTGATGTTGTAATCTTTGATCATCAGTCTAGAAAATTAGTTTTGGCAAAAGTTCATCCGGCAGCAAATCTTCTTCCGTTGTGGAGAGGGCCGGATTATGATGCTATTGGGGACTATACTCAAGCTCAAGTTGAAGCCCGAATCAAAGAATTATTAGGACCAAATTTAGAAACACTACCAAGTTTATTTAATAAAGAAGTAGTATAATGGCAACACAAAGATTAACTCTTTTACCAACAGCACCAACGGTAGATACCGGCTATATTTTCCCTGCTAGTGGCGGAGGAAATACATATAAAATATCTACTGGGGAACTTGCTGGATGGATAAGTTCTAAGGATGTTAATCTAAAGTCTGATAATTATACGGTAACTACCCAGGATCAAAAGTCTTTGATGTCTTTTTATGGGGGTGGATCTTATAATCTTGTAATTCCTTCTCATAGTGAAGATCCTATTCCTGTTGGAACAATTATTGATGTGACTAATAATGGTACTAGTATAGTACATATTTCAGCTACGCAATATTCTCCAGCTGTTGGATTTCAAATTGCTAATTTGATGAATTATGCTGGACAATCAGGTGTTAGTGAAAATTCTGTAAGTGTTGGATTAGGAAATCCATCTTGGGGTCCAGCAATACAATCTAACCCAACAGATTATGAGATAGTATTTAATGGTGGGCTTGTTGCTACTATTACGGGAGCAAGTGGAACAGCTTCTCCGGGAGCACAATGGACATTTACCGGAACATGGCCAGCCAATGTTTCTGGAGCCCCTTTAACCATTCGATCTAAAAATTACTCACCTGGGAATGTTGGGGTTTCTTTAAATTCTCCAGAAGGCTTTTATGTTGTTAATTATGGACTAGCTTCATTAATTAAAGTAGCAAATAACCAGTGGGTATTAAGTGGTAATTTATCATACCATCCTGATCGATATTTTGGTAATGTTGGATTATTAGCACATATGAGCGGAGCTGATGGTGGTTCATCTTTTATTGATAGTTCTAATTCTCCAAAAACTATGAATGTCTACGGAGAAGTTAAAACACTATCAACCAAATACAAATATGGTCCAACAAGCGCATACTTTAATGGTGGTTGGAACGCTTTAACTCTAAGTGGTTCAGATGATTTTAATTTTGGTAGTGGAGATTTTACCATAGAGTTTTGGGTATTAGTAGACGCTTATAATCCAAACGGATCAAGATTTATACAATCAAGAGATGGAGATTTATTGTCAGGCTATAATATAGGTATTGGTTCAAATGGAGTTCTTGGCGTCTATTCTTCTAGCAATAATTCTAGTTGGGATATCATAAGTGATGCTACTTCACTAGGAATAGTACCTCTCAACACATGGACCCACATAGCTTTTGGTAGAAAGAACGGAACATTTTTAATTTTCGTCAATGGCAACATAGTCTACAATAAAACATCGTCTGCTTCTTTGTACTATAATAGTGGAGATACAATTATCATAGGTGGTCAGACCAATGGAACAAACCGATCATTGAATGGATATATTGACGAAGTAAGAATTACCAAAGGAGAAGGAAGATACTCCCAACCCTTCCAATTAAATAATATCCCATACCCAGACAGTTCAGCTTCTTTTAATGTTCAGCCCAAACTAATTCCTGGCCTAAGATTATGGTTAGATGCTAACAACTCAACAAGCTTGTATGATTCAGTTTCTGGGGGAAGTAATGTCTCAGCAGATTCTTCAGTAGCAAGATGGGAAGATGTTAGTGGAGAGAATAATCATGCCATACAGAACGACAGTAGTAAACGACCACTAAGAAAAGTATCTTCTTTAAACTCCAAAGACACCATACTATTTGATGGATCTAATGATTGTTTTATAGTTCCAAATTTTTGGTTACAGTCCCACTTTTCTGCTTTTATAGTACAAACATCATTGGTTTCTAGTGGGACTAAATTTTGGCTAGAACATAGCTCAGACCTTAATAGTAATCCTGGTTTTTATTTTCAGGGAATAAATGGTGCTATTTGGGCTGTTAGACGAGGATCAAATATACATGCAGGAGACGCTAATACTTTAGCTGGCGGAACAGACTGGATTGGGAACGATTGGAGTTTAGCTTCTTTCGTATACAATGGAGCTGGATATGTTTATAAAAATGGGACTTTAGTTACTAGTCAGTCTCATTCTGGTAGTGCATTATCTAATACTATTTTAAAGGACACCTTAAATATAGCTAGTAGAAATCAAACTAATATTTTCTTAAATGGTAGTATTGCAGAAATTATTATATACGATAAACCACTACCAAATCTATACAGAATAGGCATAGAGAAGTATTTGAAGAACAAGTGGAACATCAGCTAATAAACTTGTTATAGGAAAAATATGTTACCTATCAGATTAAGCGAATTACCAGAAGCGCCATTGGATGTTAGTCAATCTGGAATTTTCCCAGTAAGTGACGTTCCCAACGACATTACATACAAGCTCTCTCTGCAACAGATTCCATCATTATCAGCAAAGCAAAATATACAAGTAAAAACTAGCTCATATACTATAACTAAAAATGACTACAATACTATCATATATTTTAATAATGACATATCTACTATTGCTAATTTAATTGTCCCAAATAATAACAGTAAAAAAATACAACCCGGATATAGTATTAAGATAGCAAGGTTTAATTTTGGTCATGTTAAAATAGAAGCCGATAGTGGAGTTACCATACATTTCTCAGATGGCCTATATTTACATTCTCAGTATAGCGTTGCTATTTTAACAAAAATAGATACAAACACATGGATCATTAATGGTCATTTATCAAAAACCCCACAACCAATTGGAAATGTATCAGTCCTTTCTGATCAATCAAATATCACTATACCAGATTCTGGTATTGCTAGTTCTTATCCAATAACATTTAATGTTTCTAATATAATGATACCCATTACTAAGATATCACTAGTAATAAATAATTATTATCATACTTTTGCTGGTGATGTTGGTATGATGCTCGTATCTCCCAATGGTTCTTTTAATACAATAATAACAGGACGGCAAGGAGGTGGATCAGACCCGAACATAACGGAAGTTACCATAACAAATGAAGGCACAACTTTATGGGATGGATATTCTGATGGTATTTTTATTAATAATCCTATCCCCATAAGTTTTGATTCTCCGGCCCCAACAGCGTCTAATCAAAACATAGGCATTTTTGTTGGCCTGCCCCCATTACAAGCAAACGGTATTTGGTCTCTATATGTTCAGGATTTTGCCGGTGGGGATATTGGATCTATAGGTAAATGTACTCTAAATATAGGATTTTAAATTATACTCTATAATATGGTGTATACTATAGATAGAATTATTCTCATTCTCTTTTATCTGAGGTGCTCTAATGCCTACAGAACAAAATGAAAAACTCAAAAGCATAGCTATTAAAGTTTTGGAAAAAACCAATGTTCCAAAAACAGACAATTATGGTTTTGCGGTAGTTACTATTCTTATGATAATTAGTATCATATTAACTTGTGTTAGAATTCTACAAGAGTGTAATAAAAATAAATTATCGGCTCAATCAACAGTTCAAGATAAATATTCTATGTATGGTGAACAACTCCACACATTTAGTGAACGCCGAGGCTGGTTTACAAAAATGAGAATTAAAAAAATTCTTAGAAGAGAAATGACTAGAGAAGATTATGAAAAATATTCTTTAGCAATATTGAATGCTTTGTTAGAAACAGGAGAAATTCTCACGGATGATGAGATATCAACCTTAGTGGAGGCAGCAAATGTTTAGTATCATGGTATGGTGTGTTTATGGTCTATTTGTCGGTTCAATAGCTAAAAGCATAGTACCCGGAGAAGAAAATTTCGGGTTCTGGAAAACTATAGCTTTAGGGGTTGCAGGATCGTACTGCGGAGGTATAATAACCTATCTGCTGGGCATGACTCCGCTACAACCCACGGGGATAGTTATGGGAGTAGCAGGAGCAATTGCTTCCTTAGTATTTTACAAAAAGCTATTAGAAAAATAATCGATTCTACATAATGAGACCAATCTGGACGGACTATTTCTTGGGATTAGCGAAAGTTATTTCCCAAAGAAGTCATGACATACATACTCAGCATGGATGTGTCATAACTGATCAAAACAACAGGATTCTAGGAGTAGGATATAATGGATATCCACGAGGATTAGATGATAGTAAGCTTCCCAAAAATCGTCCAGATAAATATCCGTGGATGGTTCATAGCGAACGTAATGCTCTTTCTAATTGCGTAGTACGACCAGATAATGGAGTTGCTTATGTTACGGGCCAATGCTGCAATGATTGTATTATGGCTTTGTGGCAAGAAGGTGTTCAAACAGTATACATGATTGATGATCATGGAACTCATTTATTTGACGACAAAGCCAAACAAATATTTGACACTTTTGTAGATATGAGCGGAATAAAAATTTCTAAAGTTACACCCGATCTGTCTTGGCTCAAGAGTCTCTGTGGTGTAATATGAGTATATCGCAAATTTGTTTTTATTGTTCAGTATTTTATTTATCATATCTAGAATATATCGGTGACTATAGTGTTAGTAATCAATTTCGTCTCACCGTTATTCTCGGACTCATCGCAATTTTAAACAGGAGATAATATGTCCGCACTTCAAGAACTGCAGAATTATACATTCGTTAGTAAATATGCTCGTTGGATAGAAGACAAGAATCGTAGAGAAACTTGGAAAGAGGCTGTTGATAGAGTAAGGGGCATGATGCACACCAAGTATGACGAGTTTGGTATCTCAGAAGATATTGATTGGGCCTATGATATGATGTATAAGAAAAAGGTTCTTGGTAGTCAAAGAGCTTTACAGTTTGGTGGAGATCCTATTCTAAAGCGTCACGCTAAAATTTATAATTGCACAGCAAGCTATTGTGATCGTCCAAGATTTTTTCAAGAATGTTTTTGGTTATTATTGTGCGGTTCTGGAACAGGCTTTAGCGTTCAAAAGCACCATGTTGCAAAGCTACCATCATTAGAACATGATATAGAAGAAGGCCAAGCCACAAAGTACGTTATTGACGATAGTATCGAAGGATGGGCTGATGCTCTTGGGGTTCTATTAAGTTCTTACTTTAGCAAGCCTGTTGATGAATTTAAGCAGTATAAGAATGTTCATGTGGTATTTGACTATTCCAATATCAGGCCAAAGGGTGCTGCTTTAGCTTCTGGAGTGGGCAAGGCTCCCGGATATGAGCCATTAGCTAATGGTCTAGAAAAAATTCGTGCTCTATTAGATATTTGTATCTCTAAGGGACAAAAGAAGCTTCGTCCTATTGATGCTTATGATATTGTTATGCATAGTAGTGATGCTGTGCTATCTGGTGGCGTTCGACGAAGTGCTTCATTAGCATTATTTAGTCATGATGACGAAGAAATGGCCAAGGCCAAAACAGGCAACTGGTATATTGACAACCCACAAAGAGCACGAAGCAATAACTCAGCTCTCCTGCTCAAAAACGATACAACATATGAAGAATTTGCTACTCTTATGGAGAGCGTAAAAGAGTTCGGAGAACCAGGATTTATATGGAGTGATTCAACAGAGATGGTTTTTAATCCTTGTGTAGAAATCTCTCTTTATCCAGTCAATGAAGTAAATGGCAAGTCTGGTTTTCAGGGCTGTAATCTATCTACTATTAATTGCTCATCAATTGTTGACGAAGAAGATTTTTACGAACGATGTAAAGCAGCAGCTCTAATAGGAACTTTACAAGCTGGTTTTACTAAGTTGGATTATCTGGGTAAAGATAGCGAAGCAATCTTTGAAAGAGAAGCTCTGCTCGGAGTATCCATGACTGGTATTATGGAAAAACATGACCTTATTCTTTCTGAAGATGTACTAAAGAAAGGGGCCAAGATTGCTGTTGATACTAATAAGAAAATGGCCCAAAAGATTAATATCAATCAGGCTGCAAGAGTTACTTGTTTGAAGCCCGAAGGAACATCCTCAAGCATGTTAGGTACTAGCTCTGGTATCCATCCACACCACGCTAAACGATACATAAGGCATGTACAGGCCAACGTTTTAGAAGCACCGTTCCAGCACTTCAAGAAACTAAACCCGCAAGCCTGCGAAAAGTCTTCGTGGTCGGCCAATAATACGGATGAGGTTATTAAGTTTCCAATAGAGGTTCCAGACGGGGCTAAATTAAAGAACCAACTTCCCGCAGTAGAAATGCTTGGTATTGTTAAGGATACTCAAAAGAATTGGGTACAGTCTGGCAAGAATAAATTATTATGTACTCAAGAATATTTAAGTCATAATGTGAGCAATACTGTCACAGTTAAACCTGACGAGTGGGATTCTGTAACCAAGTACATTTATGATAATCGAAAGTATTTTGCAGGAATATCTTTGATCCCACAAAGTGGAGATAAAGACTATCCTCAAGCCCCATTCACAACAGTTTATACTAGCAGAGAGATTGTTAAAGAGTATGGAGATGCGGCCTTGTGGTGTTCTGGTTTAATTGAGCTTGGACTAAATGAATTCAACAATAATCTATGGGCAGCTTGTGATTATGTTTCGATGAACCAAGCGAAGGAAAATGACGCAGAAAGCAGATTGAGATTTGTAACCAAGATGAAAAACTTTGCTGGGAAATATTTTGATGGCGACATTAAAAGATTAACCTATTGTATGAAAGATGTTTATAATTGGAAAATTTATTGTGATCTATTTGATGGTTTTAAGAAGGTAGACTATACCCAGCTTTCTGAAACAGAAGACAATACTGTGGGTATTGAAGAAATCAGTTGTGCGGGAGGGGCTTGCTTATTA